GCTTCCCAGCGTCAAAGTGACCCCGGAGCGCGTCCGCCTTGAGCCCGTAGCGGGGGAGCAAGTAGTCCTCGACCAGTTCTTCCAGGCATCGAAGCGCTAGCCCATCTGGGGCATAGGGATCGTCCTGGGTAGCCTTCACGTGGCGGGATCTGTAGGTCCCCGCCACGCACACGCCCACGGCTCGGGCGTTCCACCCCGGGCCCGTGTGGTACGTGTGGAGGTTGTCCGGCTGCGTCCGGTAGACCTCGCCCTTGCCTTCGCGCACGTCCACCACTGAGGGCACCACGAACGTGTAGCCGATGCCGGGCCACCCGCGGCCCCCTCCCACCTTGCGCCCGTCTCGATAGATCGGCGGGCGCGCGTGGAACTGGGCGATCCTTCGCGGTGCATCTTCCCCCACTCGTCGCGCCCCCGCGGACTGGTGGATTACCACCTCCACGATCCCAGACCGCCGGGGACGGTAAGAGCGGGAAGGGTTCGACGGCAAGTTGTGGAGCGCCACCAGGCGCGCCGTCTTCCCTTCCCACTCTACCTGCCGACTCATGGCCTGCGCTTCATCCCCTTACCCACGGACACCATGGGGGGAGGGTTGGAGCCGCCGTCGTATCCAACGACCGCTTGATCCGACACCGCGGGCTTGAGCGGCACCGACTTGACGATCTCAATCATGGCGGGGTTGTAGCCGTACCGCTGGATCTGGTTCTGGTACATGCCGGCCCGCCGCTCGGCTTTGGGGTCGTGCGCCATGCTAGCGCCTCCTCATGCGTCCCTCGTCGTAGAGCTTGGTCCCTTCGGACTCCTTGCCCCGTGAACGCATCGATTGCTTTTTCATCATGGACTTCTTGCTGCTCTTCTTCTTGGCCTTTTTCTTCTTCATGCGGCCTTCATCAAAAAGCATGGTTCCCTCGGACTCCTTGCCGCGGGACTTCATGGATTGTTTCTTCATCGGGGATTTACGCTTCATCACCATGGTCGTCTTCTCTCTTTCCGCTAGCGTTTTGCTAGAATGCTGTCGATGTAGCTTCTAAGTCTAATAGATAGACGAGAGGCAACACCAGGATTGGGCGCCTGGTTCTCCACTTCCACCGCTCCGATCCCGTCTAAGTAAACATCGATCACGCTCGCCAAGAGCGAGTTTGTGGGGGGAGCCGACGCCGTGTTGCCCACGTTCTCGTAGAACAGGCCGAAAGTAGCCGAGGCGAGCCCCGTCTCGGAGATCGCCACGCGGGTGGCGTTGTTTGGAGGCCCATCCCGTTCCACCGACACGAACCATTGAACCGTGAAGACGCTATTCGGGAGAATCTCCGGGCCCACCGGACCGGCGGGAAAGTAGTCCGCCGTCCGAGCGTTGACCACCGTGGTGGCACTACTCCCCACGAGGTTTTGATTCCCTCCGATGAGAGGCTGGGAGAAGTAGATCACCCCCTTGAGTGGGGCGTTGAGCCGCTGGGGGTAGAGCGACGTGCCGACTTGGTAGTTGGCCACGCTCCCCACGTAGTAGGTGGCCAGGGGGTCCAGGGTGCCGCCGTTCCACGTGGAATCGTTGATCGCTAGGATCGCGGGCTCGGGGTTGCCTTGGAAGTTGTCCAGCGCTCCCTGGGATACCGCCGAGAATACGAACACCCCGTTGGCCGTGTAGCCGTTGTTCGTGCCTGTGGGCACCGATGGGATCCGATCTCCGAACGCTCGGAACTCCCGATTGTTCCGCACGTCCGCGTCGTAGCCTGGAGGGTATGGGGCCGGGGAAAACCACACGCCGATCCTCGCGTCCGCCCCAGCGGGGAACGCCTCCCCTTGCGCGAAGTTGGGGTCGTTGGTGGCGGCCACGTCAATGATCGTCGGCTGGATCGGCCCCAGTCCTTGATCGATGGCCAACGTGGGGCGCCCGAAGGGTGTCACCGTGATGGGTTGCGGCTTGCATAGGTAAGTCCCTGCGCCGATCTGGTCGTCTACTTCCACACCCCCCCTTCCGGTGAACTCTTGGAAGTTGCGAGCCGACAAGAACTGAGGACGACACCACACGATGTCTTCCCCGTTTACCGCCGAGGCGCCGGCCTCCAGGTAGATATACGCAAGGGGCACCACGTCCGGATTGCCGAGCGGAAGCTGCGGATTGGGAGCCGCTACCCCTTCGTTGACGGTGAATACCGGTTGAGGACCCGTGATCTTCGGGACGTTCTGAGGGGTGAAAGTGCCGAGGGCGGGCTGGAAGATGTCTCGCGAACTCACCACCTCGGGGATCTGTCCGGGGGCCACCTCGATGGCGACCCACTTTGGATTTCCAGGATCCACAAAGACGGTGAGATCAATGGCGGTGGGTTCTATGGTCTGAATCTTCAAGTAACGCGAATCGAACGGCCCGGGAGGGGGTCCGACTTTGAACCCCAGTAAGGGGCTGATCTCGATGTCGAGTGTTACCCCGTTTGCGGTCACGAGTCCGCCCGCAAGGATCCCCCCTCGGTTGGTCGTGGCCACGGCGGAAAACTCCCCCGTCCCCACTGCGGCAACATAGTCCGCAATGTTGGCGTAGATGAGCGCGTTGTTATCGTTGAAGTCGGTCGAGAGCCACCGCTCCCGAGTGTTCTCCACCACTTGTTTGTCGTTGCTTGACATAGGTCTCCTATGGGGTGGTCAGGTACTCGACCCGCACCAAGGTGAAGCCCACCCCCGCCGCTTTGATCTTGTCCACCGCAGAATAGATCGCACGGTAGAAGGTGTTGCCGGTGATCGGTTCTCCATCGAAGAACCCACTAAACGCGGGGCCGTAGTAAAGCCCCTTGATCTCGTCAAAGTAGACGGGCCCTTCATCGGCGAAGATGCCGAAGTCCCCTTCACCGAGAAAGGGAAGCACTACCAAGAACCATCCATAGGCTTCTTGGATGCTTTGGAGCTGGAACCAGAAGTCCTTGGGGAACGCATCGCCCGGCCCGTAGAGGTCGCACGCTCCCACCAAGTCGGGGGCCAAGTCGGGGTCCAAGTCGGCGAACAATCCGAAGTAGCCGCCCCCCACTCCCGTGAACTGGACATCCTTCACCTGCCCTTGAAACCCGAGAGGGCGCAAGGCCCGATTCACCACGTTGAGGATCGCGATGGGGGTGACGATCTCGGCTAGCCTGCTCGCCCGATCTCGGAACACCTCGTCGCTCTCGCCCTGCTGTTGGTAGACGCCGCGCCCGTCTCCCAGGACAAAGAGATCGTTATCCGATCCCCCGCTGAATGCTTCCACGTCTCCCAGGGCCAAGCCTAGCTGGTTGGTGCGGAAGTCCAGGACCGTCCACTTGAGGGTCCCACTCTCCAGGAGGGCGGCCACCTTGGCTTGTCCCGCTAGGGGTTGCACCGCCACCGCTCCCACGGCGGCCACCCGAGCGCGGACAAAGTAGAGATCGGCGGCGGTAACTGGAGAGATAAACAGATTCCAGTCGTCCGGGGGAGTCCAGGAGACGGGGCGCACGCCCTCGATGCGGTAGCCGTTCGTCTGGTCCAGGAGGTTGGGCAACGGCACCCACACGGCGGCGTCGTTGAAGTATTCCCACACGATGGTGTAGTCCCCTTCGCCCGGCGTGGTGATCCGTAGCTCCACCCCCGAGAATCGGCGCGTGTCGAGCCCGAAGTAGAACGCATCATTGACCACCGGCGCCGCGGGGATAAGTGGCACGTCGTCCGGCACCGGCGAGATCGCTTCGGTGGTGAAGTCGGTAAAGACCCCGCCCTCTTCCAAGAGGGCCTCAGTGGCGAACACCAAGCCGTTGAGGGGCTCCGGGGAGAGCAGGACAATACGCCCGGCGATGGGAGCCACCACAGCCGCGAGAAAGGCCGAGACGCGGGCGCGGACATAGAAGAGTGTCACCCCGGACCCCGCGGGGGAGAGCAACGCTTGCCAGTCGAGGGGCACTTCCCAGCCGATGGTGTAGTCCCGAGCCTGCCCCCCTTCGGGCTTGAATCCCAGCGTGGGGTCGTCCACGTCCGCGAGTGCTTCCCAGGTTGCGCCGTTCCAGTATTCCCACGTGACCGACCACCCACCTTCTCCCGGCGTGGTGAGGTCCACCACGAGCCCTTGGAATGGTTGGGAGAATCCGAAGTAAGCAGCGTCCCCCGCGGTGAACGGGTCGGGGAACAGGGGGACGTCGTTGGGCTCGGGAGTGGTGGAGGGGACCGTCAGATCCAGGAACGCCCCGCCGTCCTCTTGGAGCACTTCCACCGCGTTCCGGCGCACCACATCATCCAGGAACACCCGGCGGGGATAGAGCCCGGAGCCCGGCGGCAGCTCTTCTTCGGGCCACTCGAACCCCACGATCTTCCGCGTCACCCCGATCAACTCCACCGTGGCGGCGGCGTCGATGCGGAGGTACAGCCCCACGTCGGACGGGGCGAACACATCGGGGCGCCCCGAGTCCTGGATCACACTCTGCCCCGCGTAGAGCAGGCTCGCGCCGTCGTTCGCCTTGTCGAACGACTGATTCGAGATCTGGATCAAGTCGTCCGGCACGTCCCCGTCTGGGGGCTCGGCTACGAACGTGAGATTACCCACGAACCCTAGAACGTCCGAAACAAAGCGCACCACCCGGGTCCCGTTCTCGCCCGGGTTCCACAGGATCTCGGTGGTGTTGCGGTACTGCCTCGCCCCACCGACGCCCCCGTCTGGGAAGCCGTCGAATACCAGGGCCATTTCTCCCGGCTCGATGAGCAGGGCTTCGTCGTAGGTCCCCACACGCTCCAGGACCACCAGTCCTTCGGCTATCCCAGCGGGACGCCCCGAGGACGCGGGCGGGGCACTCTGGAGCGAGTAGGGCAAGAAGTAGCGGGCCTGGAGAGACCGATTGCCCGCTTGTACGGCGGCCTCAAAGATGCGGGCCAGGGCGCGGAAGATCGCAAAGCTATCGTCGGGGGTCCCGTTCGGTCCCCCTTGCGCGATGGGTAGAAAGTAGTTCTGCGGGACGGTCCTCTGGAACACCTCCAGGAGCCGCACCAGATCGGGAGGGAATCGAATGGTGGGGAGGCTCACGATTCATCTCCCGAGCGCCGCCGCGGGCGGGTGAAGTTCTCCAGGCGGTAGCCGTCCACGATGGCGGTGGCGCGGAACTCTTCCCGCAGTCGCCCCCGCGCGATCTCCCGCTGAGCCTGGGGCATAGCGGAGCGCACCGCTAGATTGGGCGCGATCTCGTGGCCTGTCATCGGGTCAACTTCCAGGTAGATCTTGGAGTACGTGAAGCCGCACACGTAGCACTCGATAGGCGGATCGCGGTCCTCCGCCGTGGCCCCATCGGCCACGATGAAATCACGCTCTCCGAAGCATCTTCGGCAGAAGTAGCGCCCCGCGGGAATGTCTCCGTCCACCTAGCCCTCCAGGGTGATCCGGTCGCGGGTGGTGCGGATGACAGTGCCCGTCAAGGGCACCACGTCCCCCGCGGGCTCTACCAAGGCCCCATCGGGGACGATGAGCTGGGGAGTGTCTGCAAGCGCCTGGATGACCACAGAGCGTCGCAAGGTCTCCCCGGGGGGCGTGCCGTTGACCGTGGCCAGGAGCCGGTTGGCGGCTTCCTGGAGCACCTCGTTGGTGTTGGCGCCCGCCGTGAACGCTAGCCCCTGAGCGATGATCTCCACGTACTGGGGGATCGCGGGGATGACCAGCACCGGAACCCCTAGCGCGCGGAAGTCGTCCTCGGCCTCGTTGACCGCTTCGGCGAGGGCGGTGTTGGCCTGCCCCGCCGCGTCGGCGATGTTGAGCAGGACACGATACCCAGGGATCCCCGTGGTGGGCTCCAGGTTCTCCGTGGCGAGGGCTTGCACCACTCCAGGCACCGAGGTGGCCCCGAACTCGATGGCCTCTCTCGTGGCGCGTCTGGCCGTCACAAAGAACTGCCGCGCCCGCTCCCGGAAGTTGTCGTCAGTCTCGGCGGGCCCTCCCCCCGCCGCGGACTCGGGATTGGTCACGGTAACAGTCGGATCGGGTAGTGGGGAGACCACTTGCGTGATGGTCCCCGGCTCCACGTTCCCGCCGATGCCGGTTTCCTCGGCGGTGGCGAACACCGCGAGGGGTCCCACTTGACCGTCTGCGAACGCTACGTCAACGCTCGTCAAGAAGCGCTGGCCGTTCTCCGTTCCGAAGGTGCTCCCGGCGGGGATGGTGATCCCCGGGCTGGTGTTGGTCCGTGATAGCTGCAACGTGGCCACCGCGTTGGACGCCTCTTGTCGCACCAACTGATAACGGTCGTAGATCCACCGGTTGAGGGCTTCCCCGGTAGCGGTGGAGAGTGCCGACTCGTTGAGCCCTACCTGGAGATACCGCACCACCTCCTGCCCCATGGCGGCGGCCACCTGGAGGATGGTGTTCACGTCCGATCCCGGCGTGTCGATGATCGCCCGGTCGAAGCGCGTGGGGAGCAGGATCGCCTCTTCGCGACCCGCCAAGAATAGATCCCGCTGTGTGGGGGCGTCCGCCATGTTCCGAGGGTATCACAGGCGGACGCGGTGCTGGCGCGTCAAGCCAAAGGCTCGGTAAACACCACCCGCACCACCCGGGAATCGTTCCGCGTGATGCGGGAGTCTACGCGCACAAAGGTCCCCTGGTTGGTGGTGTCCACGGTCACTTGCGTCCCGGAATCGGTCACGTCGGGCTCTTCCAAGATCTGAGCGTTGATCAAGTTGGCCAAGTCCTGGATGGTGCTGGGCCGCGCCAGTGCCTTCACCTGGACCCCCGCACCGTAAGTGGGAAGAAACGCGAAGTCCCCCGGCGTGGTGAAGATCCGGCGGTAGATTCGCTTACGCAAGGACACGGCCCCGTCTTGGATCGCGATGTCCCCGTTGCTCTCGAACCGGTAGACCTGATTCTGCTCGGGAGGCTCCGCGTTGATCAAGTAGTCGAGATCTCGGTAGCGCTCTTCCGAGACCAGCACCGGGGAGAGAATCGGGGCGATGTCGGGGGCGGTGAACTGGAACAGAGTGGGCCCCGCGAAGGTCTC